CGGTTGTTTATAGATATATTATATCATATTCGGAAAACCGTATAAAGATTAAATTTCAAATAATCTGTAAAATATACAGAATTTATTATTTAAATATAATTACTCAAAAAGTCATAGTGGCCACTAAGACGGTGAGATACAGATGAACTAATTAAATAAGTCCGAGATAACGATAAAGGTTATTTTGCTAACTTATTTAAAATTCTATGTGCTTTCCGTAATCTTAGTGTGCCATTTTTTACACTAGAGAAGTTTCATAGTAATAAAACTTCATTTGTACTCTCACCTGAGTGGAAATGAGGTCACTATGGTAATTATTAAAAAAACAAATAAAAGATTTATTCCACTACGTACTAGAAAAACTTATCAAGATGATAGAATGACTTATAGTTATCAGTTTGCAAATGGTGATAAATATACTTTAGAAATTGATAAAGAT